GAATCCGCAGCCTTTGCAATCCGCTGGCTGTCCAGTACAATATTGCTGTAGTACGTGGTATGCTGATATAGCAAGGTTTGGCGTTATGTCTGGTGTAGGTTTGTTATTCATTTCTTCATCTCCTCCAGTTTCTTTACCGTTTTCCTGTAATCTCTGTTTGCAGACCGAAACATCATCAGAAGTATTTCAGATACAGGCCTCGCTCTGTTGGCTCGTTTGGCTTTCTTGGCACATATAAGTTCGTTTCCTTCTGGGACATATATTCCTACATGATACGGGATTTTCAAAAATACTGTTGCAGCTAATTCCCCTGGCATAACCAAATAATTGTAATCTCCAATGAAATTCAATCCATGGCCAGATTTGAAATCTTCAATAGATGACTTGATTTCATAGCAATAGCAATCACCTTTTTCTATCCCGGAAACACTATTGTTCACTGGAACAAATTTCATATAGTCCACTCTAACTGCATGGTTTGTAGAATAATCAAACGTCACCTCTTTTGCCCAGTAGATACGAGGATCGTTGTTCGGATTGATTTTCTTTTCAATCATGGTTGATAATTCTGCCGTAATCTCAGGCCTTGTCATTCTTCATCTCCTCCAACTTCTTCTCAGCTTCTTCACGGGTGAGAAATAATGATTCACCGATTTTATCTATATCCGACAACTCAAATACGCACTTGTCGATTGTACATGGTGTCTTATTTGGAATACCTAAGATGTAATATACTTCTGTTCCAACCTTACACGGCAATCTCACAAGCAATCCCTGTTCTTCTAAGTCTTCATAAACAGCAAGTTTCGTAAGAATTTTATCCGCAAACGGTTTTAATAATCCATCCGTAATTTCTTCTTTTGCAACTCCTGTACCATCAACATTTCTTTCTCTTTCTGTTAATCTCTTCATCTACTTCACCTCTTCCATCTGGCTTTCTACGGTATCTGCAAGTAGCTTCAAGGACTTAATAAATGAGTTCGTCAATGCTGTTCTGTCTGAGTATTTAGTTAATGTTCTGACAAGGCTTATAGCATCTTTGAGCTTCTTCTCATATTCAGTTACGTCTGATGCTTCTACTAATTCATATCCCGGTTCAAGGCTGGCATTTCTTGTTAGTCCTTTATCGCTATAGAACTTTAATATATCCGGGATCTGCTGTTTTTCAAAAGGATATGGATACGCTTCTTTTCCACCGTACCATCTATATCCTTGTTTCTTTGCTACTTTCAGGATGTTTTCATAGTCTTCATGTGTTCTGACTAATACGCATTTCTTTGCAAGATCAATCATCTACTTCACCTCCTGTAATCTCATCAATACATTTATTCCACCCAATCTTATAGCTCGGCGGTTTGCCTCCTGCTTTGAAATACTCGCCGTTATAAAGCCCAGTTACTTTCATTTTCTCCGGCAATGGCTTCAATGGACACCAATCAGGCTTACCTTGACAATATCCATTTTCACAATCAATTTTCTTCATGAGGCTTGCGTCTTTATCGTCATCTGAAATTGAACAACATGCTTCAACACCTTCATCTAATTCATAACAGAATTGGCAATCTAAGCAATTCTCTGGTGTGTCAATCACTAATACTGATTTACTCATACGCTTCACTTCCTCTCAGCATCAGGCTCAAAGTATTATACCCCGGGCAAGTCCTGACTCCGTTTCTGGTATCTCTTAACAGGACGCAGTACGGATATAATGCCATGACCTCATAGACGCGTTCTGTGGCATCTTCACCGCGCTGGTCGATGTATTTGAAACACTTTCCCGGTCTAAGAAAGTATCTTGCACATACATATGCTTTTGTTCCGAATCTTGCGCTTGCACTACTCATTTATGTTCCTCCTGTAATAATTCTTTATTGTCGAAAATATTTCCAACTACTTCATAATGTTCAAGATCAAACTCATCGAGATATTCTCTATCTACGCTACCGGTTTCATGTACTGCCCAACCTGCAATGCCCCATTCAACAGTTTCATATGTCGCATCCTCTGGGTAGGATTCGTCCAAGTGCGCCATCAGAATATCATTTTCCCAAATTTTCTTCCCATTCTTATCGTAAAGTCCTGTGAACTGGCAGAGGGTTTTTGGATTAATTTCCGTGTATTCCCATACCGTATGACTATCTACATGGAAGATTAAATGTTCTTCATTTCCTAAAAAGTTATGTCTTTTCTGATAATATCCCTCAACCCATTCATCGTCTCCAACCCGCTTTGCCCTGAAAAGAATTTCTCTCATTTGTTTTACCACCTTTCACAATTTCAACTGCTTCATCCAGACATTGGGCTGTATACCAATCGTCGCCCGATTCTGAAACTTTATCTTCGATTAACATTTCCAACTGTTGAACAACTTCATCCACATCAAAAGCTGTCGGCTGTTCATTGACGCAATCAATAAACTCTTTCTGGTCAGAACTAATGCTTGTGCCAATTTCCCAAATTTTGATGTATTTAATTAATTCGTCTGCATCTATTAATCTACCCATTCAATTTCCACCACCTTTCACAATTTCAACTGTTTCATTCATCTGGATGATGCTTATCGTACATAATCGCTACGCATACAAGACCAGCCGCTCCGAATATGGTTCCAAGGGCGAATCCTAATAAGAATGTAATCATACTACCACCTCACTGTCCGCTGGCATCTGATAATCAATATGTCCATTTACATAGGCTTCCTGAATCATATCCAGTACTTTCATGGCTTTTACTTTGGTGGAATAATGACCCAATGAAATATATTCATCTTCTCCTGGATTTATCTGGCTCCAGCAAATGATTTCTTTACCATTGATATTGTTGATATTCACAATAATATTCTCAAACTTTACCAGAGACATCTTATTCTGACTTCTGATTAACATTTTGTGTCCTCCTTATCTTTCTCACAGAATCCTCTGTGTTCATGCACTGAATACTCAATTTCACAACTTCCTTCCATGTATGTGAGTTTTTCTCCTGTTAATTCGCATTTGTGCTTTCTTGCGTTCAGGTGTTCGCAGGTTCCGTCACAGTAGCTCATTTTTTCCTCCTTATTTTCTCATATAATTCAAAATATTCTTCCAACGTTTCTGGCAGTTTGACACAATCTGGCTCATAAGGTTTTGGATATACTGTATATCCGCATTTCGGACATTTGATTTGTGGTGGAAAATCTCTACTCCATTCCATGTTTCCACCACATTTTCTGCAACGAATGTATCTCTCTACTTTCTTTGGCTTCGTTTTGAAAAATGAAGTGTAATTATTATTTTTCATTGTCATCCTCACTTTCCCCATGTAAGCAACTGACACGCTATTGTGCAGTCCTCCATAATCGCTTTATCCAAACGCTACCTGTCCGTTATTCTCCGGGATTCTTTAATACAATCCCTAACTCTTCTTTAATAGCGTCTACATAATCAATCCATTCTGCCAGACCGTCATTGATATAATCAGCAGCCCGGTCAAGTCCATTTCTAAATCTCTGACAGCGTTTCTCACCAAAACCGAAATCATCATGCAGAACGGCGATTGACAATATTACGAATGAATCCGCTATAACCTCTTTTATCTTTTCTGATGCTTTATCAAGGTCTTTTACTGCCAGAGAGGTATGTATCCCGGTCGCACCCCGGAACTTGCATTCCTGTTCGAGGGCTTCAATCCCGCCCTGTTTGACAATTCGTCTGGCAAGGTCAAGCCCGTCTTCCCTGCCTCGTTCATATTCACGCATTTTATTCATTGTGTTAGACCTCCACTCTTTTTTAGTTTTCCCATCCAACAGCCCTCCTTATCTTCTGAGCCAGAATGTCAAATTCCATCAACATCCTGCGATCATTCTTGTTTGAGTATGCGATTGTTTGTTGCCCATCATATATGACCGCATATCTTCCGTTAATGCTATATGCCCCGCTGATTGCCTGCGATATCTGGCTTCTTGTCTTTCCTGTCAATTCTGATATTTCAGCAAGCGTCAGCTCCCCGATATACTTTGAACCGTCGTATACATCATACAGTTTCATTTCGTCTCCTTGCTTGTCTTTCTTAATCCGTATCCTACCGGAGTATATGCCCTGTCGGTGCTGGGATGGTTTGTTTTGAGCAGGTCATCATTAATCAACTGATTGACATGTTTCCAGACCGTAGCTCTCCCGGCATCCACCTTTTCAGAAATCTCTGTAATTGACGGTGCGTATCCAACCAGTTTAATATAACTGACGATATACATATAAATTTCTTTCCTGAGAGCCTGTCCCTGTTCGTATCTATTTTTCGTGTTGTACATTCTTTCTCAACTCCCTTTGTTTGGAATCAATAAATTTGCAAAATGCCAAAACAAGTTCTTTGGCTAATGGATCTGGATATATTTCTATCAATTCCATACAGCGATCATAGGCCGCTTTTGAATATTCATCTGTGAGTTCAACCAGATAAAACTCTTTTATTAATTCCCATAATTTAGGCATAAACATTGCCATCATTGGAATATCTTCTTTCTTTACGCTTGCCATTTCTTCTCCCTTGGATGTGTAACGTGTAACATAAGTATTTAATTTTTCCTATAATTACCTTTTTATATAATTATTAAAATATACTTTATAGTAAAATATTAGTTACATTAGTTACACTAAGTAAAAAATCCAGTATTTATAAGGGTTTGAGGGTGTTTCCAGAGTGTAACTAAGTGTAACTAGCCGTAACTAAAATCATTCAAATGGTATCTCACACTCACACATTTTTTCAAATTCACTTAATTTTCTGACTTTTTGGTAGCATATCTGTGGACCATACTTTCCACATCTCACCCGTTTCCCACCATTTTCCCTTTCCCATCCGTCAATACAGTTCTGCATGATGGAGTGAATTTCGTTGGACTCAAACCTTGTGGGCTTACGGCCCTCGTTGCCCAGCGCCTGTTCATATAACATTGCGACGCAAACACGTGGCTCTGCTGTATGGTCTAGCCATTCTTGGATAATTCCAACCCTTACATCCTCTTCCATGAATTCTTCCTGTTTATCCTCTATATATTGCTGTAAATTCTTCGGAAGAATTAATTTAGGCGTTCTATCGGCCTTTTCGAAAAGCTCCATGGCTTCTCCCCAAGCATTTGTAAAGTCTGACGCTACGGCTTGTGGATCATCAAACATGGATTTCAGGACGTGCTCCTTTCTCGTGACTATCGGAAGGAATCGTCTGTTGCCTGTTCTATCGGTCAGAAAACGGTCATTGTTAGTTGTCCCGGCAAATACGCATACTCTTGGTCTCTGCTCCGTCCTGCGGCCATATGGAGGCCTGTACGTGTCTACTGTGGACGTTAGAAATGCTTTGATGCTCTCGACTTCTTTTGCTTTTTTGGTTGCTAGTAGTTCTGCCAATTCCACCATCCACATACCACGCAGCTTTTCCGGGGCTTTGTCGCCCTCGACTGTATTGAAGTTGTCGTTATACCATGCATTATTGAGTGATAAAAGTCTCAGAAAGGTAGATTTTCCAATTCCCTGTGAACCGTACAGCACTGGCATGTAGTCAAACTTACATCCCGGATGGAATGCCCTGCTGATCGCACCTAACATAAACAGTTTCATACACTCCCTGGAATATTCTGTGTCTTCCACTCCCAGATATTCTGGAAGCAATTTGATGATATATCCTGTCTTTTTATTCCACTTATTCTTATGAATGTCAGTAAGCATATCAACAACAGGGTTGAATCTGTTTCTATTTGCCACGATATTAAGTGCTTCCATGATCTTCTCCAGACTCTTTAGCCCGTATTTTGATTCAATGTACGATTTCAAATTGCTGTCATCACTGTTACTCCATTCCCTGTACATGTTTACATGTTCCCACGGGAGGCTTCCGCAAACAAAGGGCGCGTATGATAACTCGTTATATTTAATATGTCCATACAAATCAGGGTCATACTCAATGGCTTCACACATGTTCTTAATGCTCTGAATCATTGTTCCTTTTTCTGTAAAATCAAACTCCGGCTCCCTCCATCCTTGCGTTGCAACCCCCTCTGAGTCAATATGAATAGGCTTTCCTTTATCATATCTAGTCGCGCTTGATACAATGACTTTGACTTCCTGCTCAGACAATGGAGGTGAACAGGAACTTTCATTCTCAGCTATGGTGGCTGCGAACACTGATTGATCCGACGCCCCCTTCGCCTGCATCATACATGCAAAACGAAAAAGCATTTGATTTCTTTGCCCTGCTGCCACAATATTCGGCATAGTAAAAGCTGCGCCCTGTTTCTGATCGTCATGATTCAAGAAGTATTCTACATTGTTGTCAGCTTTTGCGATTTCAAATTCATCCGGTGAATATTCCCACTCGTACCGATTTCCGTTCTTATGTATTGATGGGGGAGCTACTACATACCCGCCATTTCCACGAATATCTACACCATCAATAATTCCGGCTCGGTTCTTTATTCTGCCATTTCCGCGATAGTATAAATGATATCCACCGCGCCCTGTGATAGCCGTCCATGTTTCTGGAAAATCTCCATGTTCGCGTTGCCAGTCTTCAAGTGAATGGTATCCATCTATTCCGCGATCTTCATCAATGTCCAAATCAATTACAAATACATTCTGGCTAACTGAGCCAGTCGCAAGACCTATATTTGCGTTTGGGTATTTTTGCCACCAGGCTTTTATCTGAGCCGCGTCCGTAGTTGCATCTTTACATCCATTTCTGGTAAGCGGGACTTTATCGCGGTATTTTAACGGGAAGACAGCAAATCCTTTTTTAGCATATTCGATAGCTGCATCATACATACTCGGATATTCACTCATTGCTATCACCTGTGAGTTGAATCGAATTTATAACCATCAAACTCACCCCTTTCAAGTCTTTCTTTTAAATCTCTGTATAAAATTTCTTTTATCAGTCTCCCAGATGTTTCTTCCTTGCAAAAAACCACATTCATATTGTATCGGACCATCCATGCAACACTGGAAGCTAAAAACGCATTGGAGTTGAATTTGCTTCGATATTTACCGTTCAAAAGGTTCTCCCAGCTCGAATTTTCACAAACAAGATAAACCCTACATTTCCGATCTAGTGCTCGCTCAAACTCTCTTTGGAATCTCTCGCGCCCTCTGGTAAAACATGCAGCCAATTCATCTAAATTCATTTTTCGTTCCACCACGCAGAATGGTTTAATGGTTTCACATGTGTCAAAAAGCGAACTACCATCTGGCAATACTGCATTGTAGGTGTAATCACCATAATCCAATGTTGCTCGACTATATGGAGCGGAAAAGGATTTATACCGCTTCTCTGCTCGCTCGGTTGCTTGCTCCCTGGAATCAACAAGAATCTGGAAAGACTTTAAGACTTCTTTTTGATCAAAAATATCCATTAGTTGAATGGCATCTCCTCATCGGCTCCATCTGGAATACTCATAAACCCATCTGAATTAGCGTGTGAAGAATTATTGCTGCTTAAAAGCCTATCCTTTGGAAGTCTATAATCGCCAGAACGGATTTTATCAACTTTGCAGAAGGATGCTAGATTGGTAGCTCTTCCAATGCTTCCGTCATTCTTTTCATATTCTCTTTCATTAAAAAGACCGCCGGCAATTTTGCCTTTGAACTTCTGCTCATCCCAGTCAAAATGATATCCCGGATTGGATTCTTCAAGAGCTTCTGTAAATGTTTTGAAGCGTCTTTTTGTCCAGTTATCTTTTTCTGATCCGTCATCATTCGGGATATTCAGAAGATAATTGCAGTGCCATTTCTTATCCTCATTCTGCTGAGCCTTATATTCTTTTGCGTAGAAGCCTGCATATTCGCCTTCTACGATATCGCAGCTGATTTTTACATACTGGCCTACACTATTACTACAAACTTCGGCTCCAAGAATCTTTACAACGTAACCACCTTTTGGAAGTACATCATAATCTCCATAAGCCTGTGTTTTTTCATAATCTCCAAATCTTTTAATCGCCATGTTTTTATCTCCTTTTAAAATATTTATTATAGTCATAGCACATAGAAATGGCTTCTTCTTTACTTGCACATTTCCTGTACTCACGAATTGCTTTATCACGGTATAATTGATGGATATAATGCGATTCGCATCTTATCCGATAGGCGTACCGGCCTATTAAAAATACATACCAGTTTTGTTCTCTCATCAAAACTCCTTCATAACTTCAATGACCTTCGTAATATCATTCGGAATATATTCCTCTTCAAATGCTCCCAGTGGCGTTCTTGCAGTGTCGTTATGAGAAGTGGTTGAAAAACAATAGGTATTCTCTTGTTTCATTGATCTGAGCAACCAGTTGAATTTACTGTCGATATTGTTTTTCTCAGTTTTTCTTCCATTGGTTTTGATTCTGGTAAACTCATAACCCGCGTCAGTCATTTCTGTTTGCGTGTGAAACAACAGGATCACTGTTAAATCGTCTCTGAGCTTTGACGGAATATCCACCAAGTCCCAGATGCTCGATGCGAGGTCCATCCACTTGTCATAGCCTTTCTCTTTGCATCTCCTCATTTCGTCCGATACCATTAAGTTATTTACGGTATCAACAACGAAATAATGGATATGTGGCGCTTTTTCTGCAATGTTTAAAAGATATTTGATTATAGTCTGCGGAAAACTGGTCTTTACATAATTATTCTTATCAGCGGAATACTGATCTCTCCACCCTTTCCAATTCAGGCCCTTCCCATCGCAATCACAGTAATAAGTTTCTTCTGGATTGAGATTGCGAAGAGATGTGCTTTTACCACTTCCGGGCTCTCCCATGATTCCAATTAAGTTTGCCATAGCTCACACCTCCGCTTTGTCATACACGATATGCTTGCTGCCTTCGATAATCAGAAGACTTGCAATTTGACGCATTGATAAAGTACTTTCATTGTAAATTTCTGTCAGCGCATTGTATACTTCTCCTGTTACTTTTACCGCTGCGTCTTTTTCTGCTATTGTTGGTTTCTTCCTCGCTGGAATATGGATTTCAAATTCAGTCATTTCTGTTCCTCCTTATATGATTTCTGCGCTATTAAAAGCCCATTTAAGGCTTGTACGTAGCCCGCCAATGTTCTAGCCTTGTATGATTCTTCAATGGGGTTATCCGGGACTGTGGCAAGCTGTATGTCGATTAGTCTCAAGACTTCCTGAATGCGTTCGTCCATACTTACACCGCCTTGAAAAAGCAATACAGGTTGTCTGAAGCATCTCCAAACTTCTCTCCGTCGATATCTTCAGCCTTGTGATACTCCACATGGTCCAGAGACATATCACAGTTCTCATAATCCAGAATGTAATCGCCTCTGAATTGAAGCTCTCTGAGCAGTTCATTAATACATTCTACTATCTCCAGACTGGGAAGAAGTTTCATAATTGCTATCTGTTTACTCATTTGGACACTTCCCATCTATCAGAAGTTCCAGCAAGAAAGTTTTGATTGTTTTGAGGCTTTCACGGCTTTCTTTCTCGGAAAATGGATTAAAAGATATATTCTGATATAAATCCCATTTAAATTTGTCTTTGGGGATGAGAACATCTTCTTTCCTTTTAACCCCTCTTACTTCCAAACCGTAGCCCGAAAAATCAAAGGTGACATTTGCTGCCGGAACTTCATTCACAACTCTTTTACAAAGTTCGTAAATTTCATCAATCTCTTTCTCGAACATTTTCTTATCCTCCTTAATTTCTACTGCCAGTCTGCTTTCATCTGGCGTGCTGCCCATGTTGCCGATATGCCAAAAAAGATGTTAAGCCAGATAGGTACATCCACATATTTCCCGGCAAGCATACAAACAGCAATTAGCATATACTCTTTCATTTTATTTCATTTCTCCTGCAATCCACGCAAGGTTGCTCGCCACCAGTGCGGCGGCTGTCACAATCCATGCCGTGAACCATCTTTTTGACTTTTTTTTGCTTTCTTCGACAATTTCAGTCGCAAGTGCTACTTCGATGTCAGCCCATGTCGGCTGATTTTCGTTTCTAATTTCGCTCATATCTAGCTAATTTCTCCTTATTTTTTCTTATTTGTCTTTACAATTAGCAGATAGAGGCTTATAATTAACCTGTATCTACTAAGCGCGATTTAGTAGATGCAAGCTCCGGGGTGGAGGCGTCATCTCCCTCCGGGGCACCTACTTATTAAGAGCAGCCTTGCCTTTCCAGACATGACCAGTTACTTCATAAACCTTTCTGGGACTTATAATGTAAGTAATTCGGCCACCGGAAAGGCTTTTAGCCGGCTTATTGTTCTGAATAGCTACGCCAATCGGCAACCATCCATACACAATCCCTGCCCGGATTGCTGTAATAGGGAGCCCGATCAGTTGACTCGCATCGGCTACAGTCAGAATTTCTGACGAGAATTCTGGCATCTGTGGAATGCCTGATATGATTCTCGCAACCTCTGCGGCGAACTGATGAACTTCTGCATTTTCTTTGATGTAAGTATCGACTTCGCTCATTTCATGCTCCTTTCATATTTGTTTTTATGAATTTTTCTTACCTTTGCTTTCTTCTTTCTCTTTTGAGTTTTGAATGAAGATTTCTTTCCGGTAAAATGTGTAAAATTATTTGCTCCCATTATTTATCACCTATTGTATTTCCTTTCCCCTCTACCTATAATGCATTTACAGGCACCGACATGCCGAGTATAACGAAAGGGGAATTATATGGTTGAAACAATCACTCGACTGTATCACTGCCACAAGATTCACAAGCATGTGAACGTTTGTGAAGAGTATGAGGTTTCTGGTAACAGTCGCCGCCTACTGCGGTGCTCATGTCCATATCATCAATACACGGAAATGAAGCCGCACTGTGATGGGTATAATGACCATGGTTTTCAATGTGGTTATGCAAAAAATCAATAACCAGGCTCACTAACTCATCTGGTCGCTCACTGGGCGATAAGTAACAGTAAAGCCGTAGGTCACATTTGCAACAGTCTCCACCAGATTCTTTGCAGTGCTGACTGACGGCTTTATTAAATTGTAATGCGTCCATTTATGCTCCTTTCTTACTTTCTTTCTGGTCAGAATCATCTGGCTTATTCTCGGAAAAACTTTCCGTCTTACCAAGAATGTATCCCTTGTCAAAATCTGACATATTAGGAATCGCGTTTTTCAACTTTTCAACGATTCTTTTTTCTTTTTCAGACATGCACTCACTCCTTTCTTGTGATATACTCTCCTGTGAAAGGAGAGATGTTATGGAAATTTCTGGTTCACAAATCAAATTGTTAAAACGTCTTTATAAAACTGATATACCGTTGTCTGATTTTTCCGATTCGGAAAAAGGAGAAATAGAATATCTTGGGAAACGTGGGTTCATTAAATACAGTAAAGAAGATACTGATTCAAGAATCACACCAACCATTGTCTGCATTCAGTCAGCTGGAAAAGCTTTTTATGATTCTTATGCAAGAGACCGCAGACGGTGGTATATCCCTGTTGTTCTGTCCGTTGTTGCCATCGTAATTAGCTTATTTGCACTGTACAAATCTGGACAAGTAATCAATGTTTACATTGACGAAAACAAAATGAATACGGTCACAGCTGAGAATCCTCCAGCAAATGCAGATAACAAATAGGGGAAATTCGGATATCTGTAAATGATTGGTAATCCGTCACCATACTTGCGCAACGCTCTGTGTGCTTGTCTAGCCATTTTCCCATGTGAATAATGAGGGTCACTATTTATGGAATCCAAGATTTCCCATTTTGTCATGTTGTCATATTTTGACGGTGTTCTGTGAAACATTTATTTTCACCTCCTTTGTTTACCTTGTAAACACAGTATAGTCCCTCAGACAACATTTGTCAATACTTTTTTGTTGACTTTGTAAACATTTTATGATATTATATTTTCAGAAAGGAGGAATTAAATTGAAAGACAGGTTTAAAGAGTTGCGAAAAGAATTAAACGTAACTCAGCAAGAATTTGCAGACAAACTAAAGATAAGTAGGAATTTTGTAGCGCAAATTGAAATGGGAAGCAAAGTTCCGTCAGATCGGACTATTGATGATGTTTGCAGAGAATTTAACGTAGACGAAGAATGGCTCAGAACTGGAAACGGAGATATGTTTGTACCCGGAATTAAAGACAAACAAATTTCTGCCATGCTTGCAGACGTAATGAAATCTGGAGAAGATTCTTTCCGACACCGTCTCGTGTCTGCATTAGCCAGATTGGATGATGAGGGATGGGACAATTTAGAAAAACTTATTGACATGATTTCTAATAAGTAAAAAGAAAGACAAGGGCAATGCGCAAACCCTTGTCTTTTTAATGTTATCCGATTAGCCTTTTCACAAATATATAAATCACTTCTATCCAATGATTATTCGTGCATTTTTCAACCATCTCAATAATCTCTTTCTTATAATCCATAATAACCCTCCCTGTCGCAACTACCACCTACATTACAGTATATGTCCGGCTGTGGGAAATAGAACCGAACATTAGTTCGCTCTTGCTATTATACCATCAATTCCGACTCTTGGCAACTGCCAATGATATACATGGATTTTCGCCATTTCATACATAAACTTTGCAATCTCAAAGAAAATTATGCTTTCGCAGAGTAAAAATGCGAGATCGCAAACTTTTTCACCGCTGTTGTTTGTATGCGGATACTTCTGGACAGAATGGTCCTGATATACCATATATGAATGAACTATCTGCATATCTTTCTGATTATTAGAAATTATCTTTTGTGGGATATGTATAAGACTAAATACCTTATAGATCAGCAAGAGAAGTACAAAGCACTTAAAACATTTCTTTTTCATCTAAATCACTCTATTTCATTCTAAATCTTTACAATATGCTCTTAAAATGATAAAATAAAAATACCACATATAACCGTACTTTACATAATATTGCAAAATCAGCGGTACAAAATACATAATCCGCATGGAAAGTGCGAAGCGTGGCGAATAAAGCTATTAGGAGGAACGATTCTATGAATAAGAAAAAGGCTGTCGCAATGTTCCTGACTGCTACATTTACTTTGACTTCTTCTGTTCCGGTTCTGGCAGGCGGGAAGGACGTTACCGTTACTGTCCCAAGCTACGGGTTCGAAGAAGATGATGATACTTCATCAGTACCAGAAGCAAAGGAAGCTGTTGTCAATGAGGATGGCTCTACCACCTACACTCTCACAAAGAAGCAGCAAAAAGAATGGAAAAAGGCCGTAAAATCCAATTTTGATGATTATATCAAAGATATCCTGGATGACGATACTAATTATCCAAACGTTGAGGATATCACATACAATAATGATATGACTGAGTTCGAAATTGATCTTGCTACTACTAATATAGCACAATCTGAACTCTTCATTGGATACATCGCACTGTTTACAGCTCCGGTGTATCAGCAGGTAAACGGGGTAGAGGAAAAAGATGTTGATTATAAGGTCACAGTCAAAGACTCCTCGACCGGTGAAGAGACCGTAACAACTTATGCAGAAAATAAGGCTGACTGGGAAAGCCTCAATGATTCTTTCACCATGTACAGCGAAGATACGCAAGAATAATCAAACGGAGGAATAACAATATGGCCAAGAAAATCAAATGCCCACGTTTTGGATGCGGCAGCACTGACGTTGAATATCTGTCGGGCAACCAGAAAACAACCCTTAACTTAAATCCGCTGCATCCTTTTACTCTTGTCAACACAAAGCCAAAGGGCAAACAAACATTCAGATGCAAGAAATGCGGGCGGGTATTCGAAGTAAAACTTTAAGAGGACTATATGAAACACGTATTTAATTTTTACAAAAAACATAAGCTCGCAGCATTCTTTACAGCCTTGTGGTTTTTGTTTATGACGTACATCACTGTTTCTGGATTAAGAAGTGGAAACGCCCAAGGCCCTGTCGAAGTAGGCTCGGGAATCTTCGCGGGAATCATCATGTTCATTCCCGTAGCATTGATTATTGCTGCATTATCGGCAATGCTGTCAAAGATAATTGCCACTTTAAGTGAAATCGTACATATTAACGGAACTGATAACGATGGTTTAGTTGACCCTGTTATTCCAGAATATAATTATCACTCTCAAGAGGAACAGTATAGCTGTCAAGAAAAACCGATTATACTTACACCTGAGACATTCCCAGAATTGGTTTCCGAACCAGAGCCGGAAATCCCACAACTCCCAGTATATGATACAATGGAAGGACACGACTTCGAATACTATTGCGCTGATCTGCTTCGCAATGATGGCTTTTATAATGTAGAAGTCACACAAGGAAGTGGTGATCAGGGGATTGATATACTGGCAGAGAAGGCCGGAATCCGATATGGGATACAGTGCAAATGTTATTCGAATAATATTGGGAACAAAGCAGTGCAGGAGGCATTTGCCGGAAAGACGTTCTATCATTGCCACGTTGCAGCGGTTCTGACCAATAGGTATTTTACCCGTTCTGCGAAACAACTGGCAGAAAAAGACCAAGTACTTCTCTGGGATAGAGACGAACTCGAAAGACTCGTACAAAACGCTGAAAGCTAAATAAAAAACCGCCCGGTATTGGCATACCGGGACGGCGTTTATGCATCTCCGAAGAAATGTAATATTCTGACAAACATATTATATCATCTTCGGAGCAGTCGAACAAGACAGAAAATTTGTTCGGCTGTTATTTTTATACCTAAAAACAGCTATAAAGAAAAGAGGAATAAAAATGGCGAAGAAAAGAAAGAAATATCCAAAGTTGCCGAATAATTTTGGCAGCATCCGGTATCTTGGCAAGAACCGGAGAAACTGCTTCGCAGTGCATCCACCAGCTACACCGGGTGCTAATGGTAAACTAAAACGTCCGCCGGCGATCTGCTACGTAGACGACTGGATAAAAGGCTTCACTGTCCTGACAGCATACAAAGCCGGCACGTATCAACCCGGCATGGAACGGACTCTTGAGGTATCCCCTACAACCGACATAGATACTCTTATAAGCCGCTTAATTGCCGACTATAATACAATCAAGGGCGTAGAGGATAAACACCCGGAAATCAAGAAATTGACGTTCTCAGATGTATATGAGCAGTTTTATGCGTGGAAGTTCCCAGAGGGGACAAAACTGTCATACAGTTCAAAGGAAGCATATCGGACAGCTTACACAAACTGTACTGCTCTGCACGATCGCGTATTCGAAGATTTAAAGGCTCCTGATATGCAAAAGGTTATTGACGACTGTACGCTAAAAAAAGAAAGCCAGATGATTATTTTGACTCTGTTCAAGCAGATGTACAAATATGCAGTCTACTCAGAAATTGTAACGGAAAATAAGGCGTTATATGTCCATGTCAACGCCGATAATGACACAGAGCATGGGACACCATTTTCCGATCAGGAATTGCAAGTACTGTGGAACAATACCGACGATCCAGAAGTGCAGCTCATTCTTATCATGTGCTATTCTGGATGGAGAATCGGGGAAGTACTAAAACTTACAACTAACTTGGAAGAAAGATGCTTCCAAGGCGGCATCAAAACAAAAGCCGGTAAAAACAGAATTGTTCCGATACATCCTGCTGTATATCATTTTGTCGAACAGAAAGTACTGACGCAAGACGGGAAGCTATGCGTATATACTCAGCAGCACTATAGAAAAGCATTGTTCTATCCTACACTGGAACGTTTAGGGATAGTCGGCAATCCGAAGCACACACCGCACGATTGCCGACATACCTTTTCCGCCCTGTGCGAAAAATACGGCGTCCGGGAGAACGACCGGAAGCGAATGCTCGGTCACTCCTTTGGTGGAGATATTACAAACGCGGTGTATGGACACAGGACACTGGAAGAACTCCGGGCAGAAATAGAAAAGATAGAAGTTCCATTTGTGACTAACTGTGACTAACGGAACCCATTTTAATCTTTCTAAAACAACCGAAATATCATTATCGAAATGCCGGAAACCCTATTAAAATCAACGTTTTCAGCGATTTTGCAAGGATTTCCTTCATTTCATTTTCATTATTTTAATTTTATTGATTGTGACTAACAAATAGAATTTAGAAAATTGTGCAAATGCCTGTAAATACAGTATTTTGGGCACTATTATATTAGGAAACAATATTTTTATTTGTGACTAACGTGTGTCTAACGATAACAGTCTAAAACTTCCGAAATGATACTAAATATGTTTGTAAATAAAGTTCCCGGGGAATTAACCCCGGGATGTTTTTATATAGCAATCAAATCTTTCCATGTAGCGGGTCCACAGATTCCGTCCACTTCCAGAACTTCTTTTCTAGATTCCTGATAAGCTTTCAGAGCGCAAATCGTGTTCACATCTGCTGTCCATGTAAGTTTCAAGGCTTTGCCGTTTTTGCCTTTAAAGCCTCTGGCTCTTAAAATTTCCTGTAAGAGGAGCACAGATGTGTTTTTATCTCCTGCTTTTACTGTTTCTGGATTAAACATATATTTCTCTCCTGTTTGTGTTGTATTAGGCAATGCATTTTCAGATTTTGCGGGTACAGATGCATCAGATGCAATACTATAATCTGGTGTACAGAACTTAGTTCCGGGCATCTGGCTGTTAAGATAACTCTTTGCACAGACACCGCCGCCATTTGCAATAATTCCAGATGCGCCAGAAGTATTTCCCTCAATGGTATAGAACCTGTCTCCGATTACGGCCGTTACAATGCCGGTATGGGTGAAAGTTCCATTATGATAAAAAATTACAATATCACCGATCTTTGGATTAGCGTTCCTTGTAAATAGATTACCAAGTGTTGGGCAGTAAACATAGGGCCAGTGTTTCAACAGTTTTTTTGCTTTTTCCTGTCCGAATGCTTCCATAAAACACCAACTCACGAATGCTGCGCACCAAGGCTGTCCTTGATATGATGGCTTAATGTCTCGCCAGTACTTCGTATAGTTGTTCGAACCGGCGTTTGTAGTCTTACTGTCGAGCTGACTATTGCTCTTCTTTTCAAGGTATCCAATCTCATTTTTTGCAATGAGAATCACTTTTTCAATAGCTTTATCCATTGCAGAAACCTCCTCTTTGTAATCCTTATAGAATACATCCATGTCAACGTTACCACTAATGCCGGATACTTTTCCTCTACTGGAATACTGCCAGCCTGCACCAACAGATGGACGCAATCTTTCCTGTACAGAGCCATTATCACTAGCCGGATAACGAGCAATCCAGCAATCGTACTTTTTCAGGGTGTCTGACAGAACGTTATTGTACCAATCAAGATTGCAGTAGATACCGACCTTATAACCGGCTTTTTTGATTCTGGTCAGAAATGCTACTGCAATATTCTCAATCGCCTGTTTTCCAAGGTTTCTCTGCTGACTCCATTCAAGGTCGTAGAAGATTGGAAAGTCCATTCCGCGTCCGCCAAGAACAGAAATTACGCTCTCAGCTTCATCAATTGCCTGTGCCGGTGTCAGAGCGTAACTGTATTTATATCCGCCGACAAGGATTCCATTTGACTTGCATCCTTTGTAGTTATGCTCAAAAGAGGAATCAGTTCCAGATTTTTGATGGATTCTCAATATTGCAAACTTAATTTCAGAATTCAATACTTTCGCCCAGTCTGGCTTATTCTGATAAGATGATACGTCAATTCCTTTAATTTCCATATTTTCTCCCTTGCACGTATTTTATTTCACTATTCCTGGTTTTGATTCTGTTACTGTCCCATCCTCATTCAGTACATAGCCATCCTTTTGAAGTCTTTCAATTACCTTCTTATTCCACAACTCAGGAACATCTGTCCATTTTTTTAGCCCATTGATTACTCGCTCTTCGAAAAATTTAACCATTATTCTTACCTCCGATTGTTGCAACTAATGTAGCAAGTTCGTCAAGTGCCGAATCATGCGTTGATACAAGTTCAGCTAACCCGTCAATACCATCACCATTAATTAGAATTTTACGATTAGATTCTGCATTGAGCATCTGCATCACAACGTCTAACTTCTCAGACATCTCATTCAGCCTGTTTGAAACTCGATTGATGGCTTTGTAGATATTCGCAATTTCTTTTTTATCCATATGTACCTCCTGTTCTTAGCTATTCAACTAAATAATTCATTAATTTGCTTTCCCGATTGTCGCAAATCTTTTTAACCGCCTTACGATTTGCTAGGATTTTAGATACATAAGCAAGGGACAACGCCAAAAGTGTCACTGGCATCGCCAGTGCCCGCACCCCCGTCTAAGTTCACACGACAGAAGGAATTGCTGCCGCTGGAGAAAGGCGAACGCTCCCAATAGTAGCCAGATACATAGTCACTGCCATGACGTGGTTTCTTATATCTATTGGCAGTAGCATTTTTAAAATACTGATATTGTTTCCCCTCTCCTGCGAAAGAATACGTTGTACTGCCAAAAATTTCAATTTCAGATGGTAAAAACGCATAGTCATTTGAGCTACCTCCTGATGTCTTTTTCTTGACCTGCTTCATCATATTCTGAATATAAGTAGGCAAGCATTTCTTGTACACTTCATTGCACCATATACGTCTTTCACAGTCTTGCCAACCACCATCGTTTGTTCTTAAGCTATTCATATAACCACATTCATGTGATGTATCATAAGAACTGTTATATTTTGTCGTAGTGTCTAAATACAGCATACGTTCTGTCTGAATTGTAATAGCAGCTTTGGTCTTACCATTGATAGGAGTCACTAAGTCATCATGTTCAATTCCGATAATCACATAAGCGTAATCATTTGCTTTGTGTGACTCACTTACACCCGTTGCAGACATTGCGTTATGATGAATGGTTCTCTTATCACCAACCGCCCAATAATCACCAATGTTGATTTTGCCTGCGTAATGCGCTTCAATCATCTTTGTGATTTCAGCATCTGTTCCATCGGCAAATGTGACAATCTTCAAACCCTCTGGTTCACCGAGAAGCCTGTTTCCTGCATCGTAGTTGTATATGCCATCGGTAGAATATGGAAACAATGTGAAGTAATATTTTTTGCCATTTGTCAGCCCTGTAACGGTATAGCCTGTGGTTTTGTATTTGTCACGAACTGTGTTATCAACCACAAGTATTCCGTCATCTGGATTTGCAGGATAGCCCGTTTCTTTCATTACGAGTTTTGTACCAGCCCATGTAGAGGTTGTTGAGCCACTAATTACAGTATTCTCTGGGTCTTGCCATTTAATTATAACTGATGCGTTCGCATTCTCAACCGTTGGGTTGTTTACGGGTTTGGGAGGGGTAATGGTTGCGCCACCGCCTTTTGCGTGGAGCGTTCCATCTTCATCTACGAATGTTGTCTTGCCGTCAGGCTTAATCTTGCCAAGAATTTCAATTGTAGCAATCGGGACAGTCGCATCACTCCCCTTGTCTCCTTTTGGTCCTTTGATGTTTACTGTTTCGGGATTGGCAATTCCATCAGTGTTGCTCCAACTTATGTTTCCATCAGTATCCACACTTGGGATAAATGTAGTGCCCTTGTCTCCTTTAGGTCCTGCACCCCCAACCTCTCCCTTTTCTCCTTGCGGTCCAACATCTCCTTTCGCACCCGTATCGCCTTGCGGCCCGGTAATATTTACCGTCTGGGGGTTTTCAAGTCCTCCATCATTACTCCAACTTATATTTCCTTTGCTGTCTACAACAGGAGTGAATGTGATTCCTCGCGCGCCAGTATCTCCTTTTTCTCCGGGGTCTCCTTTTACGCCCTGCGGACCAGTAGGACCCGCTGCACCCTTATCTCCTTTCTCGCCTTTTTCACCTTTTGGACCCTGTGGACCAACAAATTCTCCGGCATTAACCATCTCTGAAATATCCTCAATGGAACACAACCGCCTTACATCATTAGCCGCAAATGCAATGTATAAGGCTTTACCGGATGGAACGGACGGGTCATTGCCAAGAATCGCAACGGGCTCTCCGGGGCGAATTTTCGACGTATCAAAATCGGAGTACATACCGCGCCGGAATTGTATTGTATATGTATCAGCCATATTAAATTTACCTCCTTATAAAAGGAAATTATTCCTTATGTAATTCTTTACAGAATTAAGATTTTTCTGCACATCGTCATTCATCACAAGGAAATTGCCTTTATTGTTCTGGCTGATAATACTTCCCGTGTTTTCGTCTACTTCTGAATAGGTGTAAGCGATGCGGCTTCCCTCTCCAGTGCTAAGATTCATAAAACTTGTTAAAATCTTCTTCATGATATTACCTCCATCTGATTGATAATGCTTAACCTGTCGTTAGTAAGTTCTGATTCATAATCTGGTTCCGAGATCTCTGTTTCTTCTGACTCATAATTTGGTTCCGGGATTTCTATATCTCTTGCGTCTGTATAAGCCGTATCTCCCGGGTCAGTAAATCGCATATGCTCATATTCAGCTTGTCTTGCTTTGATTTCGAACGAAAATTTAAGTCCCGGAGTTCCTTTTACAACAAAATAATTCTGCTCTTTCTCGGCTATCCAGCAGTCACCCTCTCCTTCTCTTTGCAAAAACACATAATATTTAATGCCAACATTTGCAGATTCTTGAAAGATATCATCTATGTCAATCATACAAGTCCCGTCATCCGATATTACAGATTCACCGATATCTCCGAAAAATGGGGTTGGCATTTCATAGCAGTAAAAGAGCTGTTCATCATAGTCTACCGTCGAAACTGATCTTGATTTCGTCCCGCTTACTTTCAACTTCCCTCTGATAGAAGCATCTGCTAAATCAGTACCCGTGCCCGCGCAATAAAAATGCCCGTTATTCCACGCTTCAATGTGACTGCGTGATTTAATAATTCCGCCCGCTTCAATGGTCTTTGTTGCGCTAATAGCATCAGCCGAAACGCTAGTATTAACCGAAACTGAGCTTGCGTGTACGGTTCCTGTGTAAAGATTGATTCCTCTAATTCGCGTTCCATACAACGTCCCGTACCCCGGCACATATACTCCTGTATTCGTCTTTGAATAAATCTCTCCAGTTGAAGCGTCTAGCGTTACTTCTCCATACGTGCCCCTTGCTGAAAGTTTTTTATTTCCAACTTGCCATCCTGCTAATTCACCTGTGTTAATATAATCGGCATTCATGTACACATTGCCATTTGATAGATACAGACCTTTATTATTACTGTTATCGCTTAGCACATCAATAATCTCTTGTTTAGACATTTTTCCTATGTCGAGATCACCAAGTGCTTCGTCTGTATAGCGATTCGCATTCGATAACGCTGTCGAAGCTTTATCTTCCGCAACGCTATATATTGTATCGCCGTTTGTTAGTGCGAATGTATTAGGTCTGAGTGTAACATTTCCGTAGTTATCAATCGCAAATGTTGATATTCCAGAACTGTTTGTAATATTAATGTTTTTCAGATTAATCAAATCAGCTGAAATCTGGCCAGACTTAATATAGGAAGCATTTACATACAGATGTCCGTTCTGCATATAAATTCCCTCTTGCTTGCCGTTATCCGTTAAAGCGTTAAAAACTCTTTCAAAATTGACAATTTTTTCAGTATCCAGTTCCTGCCAAGTGCCATCAGTCCCAGAAAACATATATACTTGACTTGTAGAGAAGTTCATGAATATCGAGCCGTCATGCTTTTCATATTCTTCACTTTTCCACTCAGATGCCGGATAGTTCTGCAATGTTGGTGTATACGTGCCATAATAGTTCGGGATAGTCACATTACGAACTGCCCCATCCACAACGTCCTTGGCGATCTGTTCAATAGTTCTACTTTTTAGCGTAAAGTTTTCGACCTCTAATGTGACAGCACCTGTGTCGGCATCTATTCTTAATGTCGTATTCCCGTTATTGTCTTTCGCTGTGAAGCCTCTTGTGTTAATCCATTCTGATTGAATGCCAATAGCGTAAAGAATATTCAGAACAGCATCCCCATTATTGTCAAATCCGGCTTTCCATGTCTGGCCACCGTCTACTGATAAGAAGAATCCGTCAACGCCTGTCTTATAAATTACCTTAGAATCAGCAAGTGTGGGTTTGTCGTGCCGGTACGTAATTACGGAACCATCTTCTTGTACTTCCTCTGTATAGAAGAAACCCAGCGTGTTCGCTGCAAGTTCATTCATTTGCTTGAGCTTTACGTCATATGCAGATAGCTTTTTCTCTGCGTCTTTTTTTGCTTGCTCTACCGCTGCCTGCTGCTCACCAATAAACTCGCTTGCATCTTCTTCGGCACTCTTTGCACTACAGCTCCATGATGTTGAACCACCGAACACAAACTCTACATTAGTTGCAAATGATCTAAAAACACGATTTTTAGTGTCAATAAATTCAACTGGGTCGCCAAAAGTGGCGTATCCGTTGGCGATTCCGTCGCATGAAAAAGGGCGCATTCGCAAACCGATTAATTGATTTCCAATAGCTTCGACTCCTGCCTGTGCATTTCCTGGCAATAGCTGATTATCAATAGTAATTACATAGCCGTCCTGACCCGACATATATTCGGTCTCATCTTCTACGTATTTGACACCTGTTACAACAACATCGTCTACGTCATATTGTAAATTTTGAATTGAAAATAACGCGTGATAATCGTTATTGCTTAACGTACCACCATCAATCACAGTCCCTGCCGTCCACGGATTAAGCGTGCCTCCATCCAGATCATCACCATTTGTCCAGTTCTTTACTGTTCCACCATCGTAAATAGCCGCATTAGTAAATGTCTTATCAAACGTAATAATCCTGAGTAAGTCATTTTCATCAATTCTTGCATTTCCGCCGGCTATCCCGGCACACATTCCGATTACTGTACGATACGTTGTGCTAGATGGTGACTGCTGAATCTGAAAATTTGAATTCGGGAATGTTACATCACCAAGCGCAATATTGCACTGCTGACAACATTCTGAAAGCAATTCTTTGACAGTGCAAGGAAAAGATAAATTAGAATCATATGTCTTATCAGCATTATGCATTTTATCTAAGAGAGAAAGACTTATTTCACTCGCTGTTGCAGGCTTTTTCGATACAATGTAAGTACCTCTTTTAATAGTTTCTAATTTATCAGACAACTGAAGGTTAAGAAAAATGACAAATCTTGCACCGTTAAAGTTGTAATCGTCAAAGCGACCATCGTCATTCACTAATGACAGATTTGCTGTTTTTTCTATTGCTACACCCACCGGGAAATCCCCAGAGTCTGCTGAATCTACAAGACTATTTCCGGACAGATAAAAGTCTTTTTTGCCTAATTTGAGAGTAGTGCCGTCTGACAATGTAACATTTGCCGTCACGTAATAATTTCTGTTTGTAAGAGATTCTTTCTTCAATTGAGTAGATACATTTATCAAATCGGCTCAATCCTCCTTACGTTAATAGACAAATCTGTCCACTTTTCTTCCCCGTCTTTCAGAGTTTGCGCGGCCATATTGAAATTTGATGCGTAGAACGTTCTGTCTATCCATCTTCCCGGAACAGTCGGGTCTTTGTGGTGGAACGTGAATTGACTTTTATTAAGTACAGTGTTTAGTATAGTTGCTATTTCAGCCCACGAAAGTTCACCCCATTGCATGTCATACCCGCCAATCGTTCCCATTGGCGTGTTGTGCATAATCAAATCCTGACTTCTTTTAGAGTCTTCTGTAGAAGTGGTTGCGAACACCGGTTTATAACTGTCCGGTGCTCTTATAACAACATTGTCTATCTTGAACTGTTCCTGTGTCATATTCTTCTCCTTATGCTAACTCAAATGGATTTTTCCCGTTTCGATTTCTTCTCATTTCGGCTTCACTAATAATAATATCTAACAATTTTCTGCCAGATGCATTGACTGTAACATTGTAGGTATTTCCGTCTCCCTGTCCTTTTCCTGATTCTTCCCGGACGATCTGGCGCAACAGGCTTTCCGGTGTTTCTAAGTTATTGCCTTTTTTCTGATCGCCTAATACCGCAAGAAATTCGCTTCGTGGCGGAATAACTGCGCCACTGGCCAGATACGGAATAGTTCCGACACGCGGAAATGTCGCATGAAATCCAATTCTTTTCTTTCCAAACGGCGTAGGTACATCCCATGGCCCAAAAGAAAACGCAGATTCAATTCCACCAATTGCATTATTAATCATCCCAACTGCATTATTGACGATACCGATTGCCTGATTAATGGGAGCTTTAATAAAATTCACAATTCCTTCAAATGCAGATTTGACTGCATCTCTGGCGGCATTAAACTTATTAGTGATAGCATTTTTTATCGCTTCTACTTTATCGGAAACAAATGTAGTTACGTTTTCCCATACTTGGGACGTTTTGCTTTTTACACTATCCCACACACCTGTAACTTTATTCTTGATTGCGTTAAATACTGTATTCGCGGTGGATTTAAGAGCGTTCCATAAATTAGAAAGCGTTTTTTTAATGGCATTCCAGACTGTTGAAGTCGCTGTCTTAATTGCGTTCCAGGCAGTGCTGATGACGGTCTTTATTATTTTAAGTGCGCCTTTCGTCACAGTTTTAATTACGTCCCATGCGCCAGTTATAATGTCTTTAATAAGATTCCATATTCCATCTGCAATCTCTTTTATTCCCTGCCAAGCCAGTTCCCAGTCTCCCGTGAAAACGCCGACAAGAAAATCAATGATTCCGCTCAGCGTGTCTGTTACATCACCAATAATTTTAATTAATGATTCCAAGACTTTTATTGCTGTGGTTCCTACAACGTCAATTATCTTTGCCACAACCGGAAGCAAATTTGCGATTATCCAGTTAATCAAAGGCACTAACACTGACTCCCACAGAAGTTTCAGAGAATCAATGAGTTTTCCGAGGAATGTTTCTATCTTTAAAATCGCATCCCCTAACGGTCCCTCTAATAGCCCTTTGAACTGTTCTGCCAGTCCTTGTAATACCGGAAGAATGTATGTGTTATAGCCAGTCATCAGGGTTCCAAATATGCTTGACAGTCCATTTGCTATAGAATCAAAGAACGGTTTTACATGTTCATCGTATAGCCTCGATATTGCATCACTAAGGTTTTGAACAACTGTTAAGACCCCACTTGTTACGGTTTCTATTACTCCGAGGCTACCCTCGATTGCTGACTTCAAAATGTCCTTGTTGTCGATAAAAGGCTGCGCAATCATGTTAAGGATATCTCTGCCAAGTTTTACAGCCGTTTCCGTAAGAACCATTCCGATTTCAGCAAAGATTCCGATTAAATCTGCTGTGATCTGTTGCGCAGTTTCTCCGCCGAAAACTGAAAAAACATCAGCGAAAGCAACTGCAAGATTTCCACCTATTTGTGCAATTTCAGAGCCGATATTGAACATATCTATCAGATAGTTCTTTATTCTTTGCGTGTTCTGCTTTAAAAACTTTTCAATTCCGCCTATAATGTTTTGCGCAATTGTTAATCCGATTCTGGCGAATGAGCCAGCAACTTGTCCAATTGCATATGCAAATGAATCAAGAAAATTATTTGCTGCTTTAGTAACTTCTGAATCAGTAAAGATATCCTTTAAAGATTTCCATATGGAATCGAGATCCTTTTTTATTCCGTCAAAAATCGGCTCGTAATCTCCTAATCCATCCCAGAATCCTTTTGCGATTAACTTGGCCAGCTGTTTAAATCTGTCGATTATCTTTTTTAGTGGTTTTGACATTTTATCAAGAACTGTCTCACCCTCTGCCATCTTTCCGTAATCAACATTTTGCACAGCATCTTTCATCTGATCCGCAAGTCCGCCGGTTGCGCTCGGTGCTTTTAACGATGAATCCGTACTTTTATCCGTTGAGTAATTATTTATTTCATCCAAAGGACTAAGATATCCCTTTGCCGCCTTAGTAGCTTTCTTGGTTGCGTCTGCTGTATCATTTGTCGCATCTGCCAACTTTTCAGCATTGTCGGCAGCATTTCCATATTGGTCGGCTGTGTCAGCCATTGCATCTGTTCCGGCAAGGCCCGCACCACTCGCGCCTGTCTGACCGGAAGATTTTTTGCCAGTGATAAGCTCTGTAAATGACTTGAAGGCATTTGCCAGAGTCGCCAGTTTACCCAGTAAAATATTAATAATTTTCAGAACAGGCGTGAAAATATTAATCAATCCCTGTCCGACTGTTGCCTTGAGAGATTGCAGCTGTAACTGCATCACCCTGACTTGGTTTGCCCAGCTGTCTGAAGTACGAATGAAGTCACCAGATGCGGCAGACAACTGTTTCTGCACAAAAGCCAAGCGGAGAGCCACTTTCTCCTGCTCGGTCATTTCAGATGTGGTTTTTCCGTAACCGTTTGCAAGTGCATACTGGTCGAGGGCACTTTGCGTCATAACGACACCCAAATCTTTTAGCGTTTCCGTTTCGCCTGTAAACACTGATTTCAGCTTAATATAAGCTAAGTCCTGGCTGATGTTATAGAATGATGCTACATCACCAGTCAGCTGTGTCAGAGCCGTTGACATGTCGTAAGCCTGCGCTTCCGAGAAACCGAATGACTTGGACATTGCTCCGAACGTTCCGACATACCGTTTAGCCATTGTCTCTGACAGTCCGGCTGAGGTCATGGCATTCTTCGCAAATTCATTGACCTTATCCGACATGGTTGTAAATGTAACATCAACCACGTTCTGAACTTCTGCGAGGTCGGAACCAAGCTCCACACACTCTTTTCCGAACTGCGCTAACTTACCAACTGCAAATGCTCCGCCAATCAGTACGCCTATTTTTTTTACTACGCTGCCAAGTCCGTTAAATGACTGTTTTATAGCTGATACGCCATTTTGGACACCAGTTGTGTCCATTCTGGTATCAATAATGACTGAGCCATCAGCAGCCATATATTCACCTCCTAACTATTTGAGGTTCAACATCTCATTCAGCGCATCCTTGTACGCTTGCTCTTCGTCGCTGAGACGTGTTTTTATATCAATGATGTTCTTGTTTTCCTGATAGAATTTCTTTTCCCATTTGTCCAACCGTTCGCCTTTCGCCTTTTTTGAGCGAATTCCAACAACTGTGTTGAACAGGCACTCGCCGGATTCCATAAAATATCCGAAGAACGTCCACCAGTGCATATACGGTACGGCTCTGATTTCTTTACCGGCAACCTTGTTTACCGCCGGGACGATCATGTCTCCGTCCTGTTCCCAGTCCATTAAGCGGGGCTTCGGTTTGTTTGGATCATTGTCAGCTTGACCACAGTCGATGAACTCACAAGCCTTTTGACAGGCCTCATCCAGACACTCAACCGGTATGCTCTGCCAGTCCTCAAACAGAATCTGTAACATAACTACCGCTTTCGCTTGCTCGTCCAGTTCTGGGTCGTTCATAGCTATGAGAATGTCAATAATCACTCGAAAATCCGTTCTGATAGAAAAATCCACCCCACTGATATTTAGTGAGGTGGGTAACTCATAGGCGGTCATTTTGTATACTTCTCCGTATATTTATTGACTACTTCCTGCATTTTTTTCTTTCTCTTTTCAATTTCTGGAGCAAGTGCTTCATTGATTTTGTCCAGAACGATATAGGCAAACACCTGACCATTTTCAAAAACAGTCGTTGCGGTAATTGGTTCTTTAAATAAATCTTTAGATGCTTCATATCCGAGCATATAATTGATTTTGTCCTCGATCTGCTTATTAATCTCTGCCATCTCTTTACTGGAAGAAACATTTTTAACAGATTCCTGAGCCTGTTCAAAGAAAGTTTCCAATTCTTCCGCTCTTGCCGCAATGTTAATGTCAGTAGGGTTCAGTTTAAATGAAGAGAACACTTCACCCTGTTTATTTGTAAATGTGAAAAGAAGAAATCCATCATCAATGTTTGTGTTAATTGTTTTTGCCATTTTCTATACCCTCCTAAAAATTATTCGCTGTCGGCTGTGAATGTACCGGAACTGATATCAAACTTTCCTTTTACACGTTCGCCAGTATAATTGACGGTAAATGGAATCTGATAGCCGGATGTATCACCGCCGTAGGATGTCGGCACAACATAACAATCCTGCTGATATGCTTCATATTTGCCTGCTGTAGCTTCAGTCCAGAGATGGACCTCAACTGCTTTTGTCTTGAGGTTGTCGTCTTTGAGACGTCCATCTACAATTTTCTGTAATGCTGTGAACAGATCAGAAGTAGTATCTGCATAGAACGGATCAGCGTCAGAAGAAACTTCATAGCCGTTGTGTTTGAATGTGGATTCTCCAAGAATGTTTTTAGAGGTTTCAGTATCCGGATTGAGTTCTACGTTATACTCTTCCAGATCCTTTCCAAGACGCTCATATTTCGGTGTCAGTCCTCCACAGAGGGAACCTGCATCAATATAATGGGCCATATATTTACGGTCAATCTTGCCTGTAACTGCCATAGAAATGTCCTTTCTGCCTATAACTTTTAAAAGGCCGTGTAGGTTAGCGACTATCTCCAATTGATAGCCGGTTGTTACTTGTTATATTACTTCGTAAGTGTTTTCGTAGCGTACTGACAATGGCAATAGCCAGTCCTGTACGCCGTTCTCCTGTGGCTCTAAACCATAAGAGTTATCGCGTGTGATACGTTTTATCACTCGCCCCTGCGAAAGCTCAGGAAACGCATTTAAGCGTGTCTCAGAGCCGTTTATGACAACTGGTTCTCGACATATCCATTTACCAAGATTGTCAAGGAACTTCTGAACAGATAACTTCTGCCTCTCCTTGTCGGATGCTGTTCGATATACCACATAAAATGGATACTGGCATACCTGATGCATTGTTCCGCAAACATCTTCTTTTTCTGAATAGATCAAAGCTCCATTATCTGCCGAGAACGCAATTCCTGATTCCTTGCCAAGTTCCTCAAATTTGATTGTTTCATTTTCGTATAGTCCCGGATACTGGTTCAAAAGTGCTTTCATGGCATCTGTCAGAATCTCGTATCCGGTTGCATCTTTTCCGATAGGCTTATCCGCCATGTCTACCACCTCCTGCCTGTGCTTTTACTTTGCGAATCCATGTGCTGCCGTATTGTCGTTTAGCAGCATCGAACCACTTTGCTTGTGCCCGTGGGTGAGCCTGTTTGGTGTATTCAAGATTTTCTTTTGCGGCTGTCTGACCAGAAAACTGACTGACAAGGACTTTCTTTGCTCCACGTCTTGCGTAGGGACTTCCGGTTGCTTCGTCGACCATTCCTTTTCCTTCATACAGAAAACGTCCATAAGGAGCCGCCGCTGCACATACTTTCCCAGTTCCTTGTAGGGATGCACTCTCAACTCTTGTTCGATTGATAAAGTCCCCTGTAATCATCGGCATAAACGGCACCATACTGTCCATGACCATCCCATCAAGGAGATACTGAGCTTCTTGGTACTGTCTGGAGAACCTGTCCATATTCAGCTTTATTTTCATATCTCCATCGACTACGGAGAAACCTTTGAAATGATGAATTTTACTCATATTACTTACCCAGAATCTCAAAATGTGGAATCAGTGTATACGGACCGCCTACACTGGTAATCTTAAACACGTTATCCTTGTTCTCATTCATGTACTGGTAGAATCCATTCCGATAATCACCATCAGATACCGTTCTGCCAGTCCACTCACCCTCCCAAAAGAATGATTCGTCCGAGAATGTGATAGTATCTTCCAGAGCGTTGTTAATCTGTCTTTTCCACTCTTTAGGGGGCACCCATGGGAGAATCTTGCCATCCTTGTCAGCAATGGTTACATCGCCGTTCTGGATAGTGTATTGAACGTGTAACTGTGCGTTGTCAGTTGCGTCTGGTCCGTACTTTTTAAGGATTGCTCCTTTGTCGGTAATGAGGTCAACGCCGGATAAAACATGAGGATACCAGTACGCATCTCCTGTCGTGGCTGATTCGTAATAGTCAAAAATCGTCACCGTTTTTTCGTACATGATACCCTCTCCTTAATTATTCTTTCTGCACTGTCTGCTTAATAACCTGATTCACGCCAGTAGCCGACAATCCGTTAAACATGCCGACTGCAACTGCTGTGATATAATCCGTTGCCGGGAAATCTGGGATAACTCCCATTCCGACTGCTCCGAGAATTCCACCAATAATCGCCATGATCACCGGAATCCATTCATCAGGGATTTTTTTTGATGCTTTGCAGCCCATTCCCACGATGTAGCAGATCATAACGATTGCTATACACGAGCCTAATGTTGAAATATCCATAATTTTCACCTCACATCTGGAATACCAAACTGTTTGTATGTACCTGTAAATGAAAACTGTTTTCCACATTTACAGCAAGTTTCCGTAATGGTGCAAGTCTTTTCTTTGTCATTACATTTTGATTTGGCAGGACTTTTGAATTTATGCCCGCCAGTTAAAAAGCACATTATTTTATTCATACTAATTACACTCCTGCATACAATACTGGCATTCCATCATCCGTCCTTACTCCCATCAGAAGCGGCAATGCTGTCTTTAAAAGTAAGTCGTTCGTTTTCTGTACATCTCCAGCGGCGGCATATACCGCACTCCATTCCTTTGCGCTCGCTCCGATCTGCTGCGGTGTTGCGTAAGAGATGGATTCACTGCCAGATGACACAGATGTTACAATGCCTGTTGACTTGCCACCGGTATTTGTGTCGGTCGCACTTGCTGACGCCTGATTGATTGCATTCTTCTCAGCAAGCTCAATCTGATACATTAATTCGGCCAATGAACAGACTGCCTTTTTGATACGCTTCTGAGAGCGTTCATTTTCCGGTAGTCCGTCCACCAACCTGTCAAACGTCATTGTATCCACAAAATCACTGGCTCTTTCTGCCAGTCGCGGGAAGTCGGTTTCTGGCACGACATTACCGAATGATTCTGTATAGAATTTATAATCTGCATAAGCCATGCCAGTTACCTCCTGCGTTTATGATTTTGCTGTTACGCTTGTACTTCCGGCATTCAGTGCTTTGTATGTTCCATCACACTCAACCACTGTGATCTTCTGTCCGGTTGTTGCCTTAATATCAGCTTTTCCGTCCCATGTGGTCCAGTTTCTGAGGTTCTGTCCATAACCAACAGTTACTGCATCTGCTGCAACTTTGTATTTATACACATTGCCAGTATTTTCCTTAGCCGGATTTACAGTGATTTTTGTGTCACCAGTTGCTGCTCCTGCCACGGAATTTACTGTCAAAGTGCCAAGTGTTGGTGTCTCGTCGATGGTAATTACTGCGATTGCGTCAATGTACTCCGCAAAAAGAGTAAGTCCCATAACCGCAAACGCTTCAGACACTGCTGTGTGGTAGTTGCCCTGAGTGTGGAATCCGATCAAATTTGTCTCACCAGATACAGTATATACAAGTCCTGCTCTTGCAAAGTCAGATTCGTTCGGGTCAACATAGTAAAGTACGATGTTCTCAACAGGGGTAGCGATAACCTGTCCTCTTGGAATCTCACTGTCAGACAGTAAGAAGATTGTATTAAATCCCATAAAGTCTTTCATGTACTGGAATCCGAACTGATTCTGAATAGAAATCTCAGCTGCTCCAAGGTATTCATATACGTCCAGAATGTTGACAAATCCAACAACACCAGTCACATTTCTGTGCATCTGCTTGAATTTGTTCTCTACACGGCCTTTAGCCATTGCCAGAGCCATCTGGAATGTTGTTTCTGTGGAAGTAAGTGTGCCGGTTTTCAGATAGTCATAGAATCTGCCGGTAACATCAGTCTGAAGCTGGAAAAGGAATTCGTCGTCAGTCATCTGAACAGCGTTCTCATAACCATGGTCCTTGATTGCTTCGATAGATACAGCCTTTGCGTACTTCTCAATAGTCATTTCCGCATAGGGTTTTTCTTTTACAACGAATTTGCTGTAAGGGATTTCCTCACCCTCTGCCACTTTTCCACTCTGCAAAGTACCCTCTGCATATTTGGATTTGAGTACAGCACCCGGCTGTTTTTTGATAGGTCTCATGATATCCAAAATGTCACGTAAGTGCTGCCAGTTTCTTTCGAATCTGGTAACAAAGTCAATCTCACGTGCTGTGACCTGGATATCATTTGTCATAATAAGATTAGCTTTTGCTGCCATATAAAAAATCCTTTCTACCCATAATTGTTAAGGTATTGGGTTAGCGGCTATACTCTGGCGTATAGTCGGTGTAAAAAAATCACTGGAATAACTGGATATTCTGAGCAATTGCAGCCTGTCTTTCGGACGGGTCTTTGATTGCTTCGATATCTTTCTTTGTCATGCTTCCCGGTGTCTGCTGCTGTCCAACATGAGTGGTAAATCTTGCCTGATTCTGCTGAGCCTGCTGCTGAGATTCATCCACAAAAGCGGATGCGTCAGACTGCTTCATCTGTTCGATCAGGTCATTTAATCCGAGAATTTTACCGTCTTTCAGTTTTAATCCGGCTTCTTTGATGTCTGCCATAACAGCCTTCTTTGCCGCTTCACTGGAAAACTTAACATTGTCGAGTGCCGCTTTGAGTGCATCTGAGAAATCACGGTCATAGATTTTCGCGTTAAACTCTTTCTCTGCATCTGCCGCTTTCTGTTTCCAAGTCTCTAACTCGCTTTTAATATTTGCCGGGTCGATGCCATCAAAACTTTTTAAGGTTTCCTCTGCTGTCTCAGCGCGTTCTTTCCAGTCATCGCGTTCACCCTCGACTTTCGACAGAGTTTTTGCAACTTCCTTTGCATTCTTGTAATTCTCAGAGAGTGCCTTTTTAACATCTGCCTGTTTGTCTTCCGGGATTTCAATTCCAAATGATTTAAGTGTGTCAATAAGTTTCTGCATAACATCCTCCTGGTCGTGTTTATTGACCTGCCGCCGCAGGTATGGATTAAGCCAGTTAGACCACTGGCAAGGTAACTGTGGCTATTGGATTCGAACCAATGAATGAGTGTTCCTCTCTCGGGGTCAAAGCCCGGTGCCTTACCACTTGGCGAAGCCACATTACAGTGTCTTTTCGGACTGGACACCAGTCTACAGGATAAGGCATAACCTTTTCAGCATCATGATGTTGTGATTCAGCCAAATCATAGACTGCCTGTAAGCAAGCAGCATAATTCTAACCGAATCAAAGCGGAATGTCCGGAATCGAACCGGAGACTAGGTTGCTCGTCCCTATCAGCTTTCCACTAGCTGCACATTCCGTCAACCCGGATTCCCGGGTTAGCAAAGTGTTTAACGTGTCATGCCTGCCACGAGTTGTTTCAGATATTTATTTCTTTTTTTAAAGAAAAATATAAATAACAAAAACTTTAATCAAGGAGGCGAGCCATCTTGCGTGCCAGACGGCAAATACGCACGACAGGATTCGAACCTGTTTAACTTTCCATTAAAGCGCGCGCACCAGCTACAAAAAGAAAGGAGGGTTAAAACGAAAATGTTAAAACAACTGTTTTACTTGTGCTTCCTGCTGCACAATTACATTATAACAGATTTCTTTCGACTACCTCTCTACCACTTTTGTGTTTTTAGAGCATATCCCGGAGCTTTTCTACGTATCTTTTGACAAGATCACGTTCCTCCCGGCACTCCGCATCCTTAGACATATCACTCATTTCTGTTGTGAGTTCGTCCAGATGTTCTTCCAGAGCGGCAAGCATCTTTCTTTTGCAGTCTTCAGACTTGCCGGAGCGATAGCTCTGTTTCTGTGTCATATAGTCGTCATAAGCATCTCGCCCATCAGAGCGGCTGTAATGCCCTCTGACATAATGTTCACCACGTCTGGCATAAGAACTGCCCCTGTCGTAATCCGGCATCATTCTGCCATCATTTGAACTGTATCTCCCCATGCTGTCACGCTTTCTTCCACGTTCGCTGTAATCGTCATTGTATCCGCCACGCATCTCATCAAGGACAGTGTTGTAATACTCCACTTTCTTGTCCCAGTACTGCGTATTCTTGATATCTTTATACATATCAATCAACTTGTATGTCATTTCCAGATTTCCGGTGGTTAGTCCACTGTCAGCAATTTTGGACAGTTCATCTTCGATTCTTGCGCATAAGTCTTTAATATCTCTCATAACTGCACCTCCTACGCTTCTCTAGTCACGACAATATTTGCGTTCGCAACAGAAATTGCCTGATCGCTTGTGTTCTCTACTGCAATATTAACGCAACATCCGCAAGGAACGTCAATATAGATACCTGCGGACACATTATTGTACTGATTTACTGCTGCCGGTGTGGAAATCATCTGTGAAGATAATACAGGTTCACCAGAGATTGCAATAGCCAGAGAAATAGCTTCAACAGTACCGCCTGTTGGAATTGCGATATTGCCAGAAAAATCCACGAAGAATCTCGCTTTGCACTGGTTAGTAAGTCCTCTCAGGGTGATGATTCCGCTTCCCTCTCTGTGCTGAATACAGTTAGAACCTTTAACTGCTGTGTTTGAAAATACTACGTTTCCATTTGCTGCTACAGTCTGAGCAGCTACATTTGTAAATTCTGCCATAATTTTTTACCCCTTTCATATCACAAAAGGACAGGTCTCAGCCTGCCCCTCTGTGTAATACGGCATAAGCCGACATCCGAATCAATCGAAAGATACTCTCGATATGAAGTTATCAGCAATTGCATCCAGTGTTACATCCGCATCCGTAAAATGTGTTCGGATTAGGAACCTGATATGCCGGAATCGGTGCTGGATTAATCGCATTAATAAGCTGCTGTGTCTGAGAAGCCATTGCAGTTGTGAGCAGCGCGCTCTGACGGTCCTGAGAAGCGGCACGTCTGAGGTCATTGTTTTCAGCCTGCAAGTTAGAAATCTTTTCATTGCAAAGATAATCAAGAATCGCTCTTGTTCCTGCATTCTGGCTGTCAATAATGTCTCTTGTGTTGCTGTTCATCGTATTCTGCAATGCACAGGTGTTCTGCGCCATATTGTAGTTTACGCCCTGGATAGCTTCTCTGGTTTCGCAACAGCAGTTCGCAAGCTGCGCCTGGAGTGCGTTGGTGTTCTGCATATTCGCTACAGTATCAGCATTGATTGCCTGCTGGATTCCAAATCCGGTCTGCATGATATTCGTGTTGATTCCGTTAAATCCAGTAAGCATACCGTTGTTCACTGCATAGAATCCATCACAGAGGCCGTTGTTGATTCCGTCAAGTTTGCTGATTACTGCGGAGTTATCGAATCCTCTCTGAATGTCTGCCTGAGTAGCTGCTGTGGCTGCATATCCGCCGCCGTTGCCATTATTGCCCCAGCCGTTGTTTCCCCATCCGAAGAAAGCAAAAATGAATAAAACAATAATCCACCAGCTACCATCTCCACCAAACATGCCGTCATTATTTCTACCGTTTCCAGTAGCAGCGGCAATATCTGCTAAGCTATAATTTCCATCCATAATATAATCTCCTTTTTGTGTATTTACATCAATCTGGCCAGATTGTAATGTACTATTTCATTCCTTTCAACATGTGTTGAAACTGTCCTGCCATCTGCTGAACCTGATTAAGCTGCTGCTGAGAAATCTTTCCAGACTGCAACATTTTCTCAACTTCTGCTTTCGGGTCTCCCTTAAAATTCTGTTTAAACTGCATAAACTGCTGCATCATCTGCATTGGCCCGTTTCCCTGTGGCATCCCACCACCGAGGGCATTGAATAATGGATTACTCATCTGCGTTTCCTCCCTTGACTGCTGATTCCTGCACGGTATTAGCCCTAACAGGTTCAGAAAAAGAATTTAATCGGTTTATGATAGCTTCGTATTTACCCTTTAAATCGTCGTATTCCTGTCTGGTGACATATTTACTGTCCATGTTCTGAACAGGCTGCTTAGGTGGCATTTGAGTGCCTATTTCGTGATACTCAAACGTCCGTAATGGTTGTGGCATACCGGAAACGTCTGTGGATTTTATGTAGAACTTTTCACTTTCACTGTCCATCAGTAAAACACTTGTCCCGGGTGCTACCAGATAGGATTTTGCGCCGACTTCGCCAGACACCCACAGGATACCATTGTTATTCTGTTGAGGTTGCTGTACTGGTTGAGCTGGCATCTGGACAGGCTGTTGCTGGAACTGATTCATCTGTCCCGGAACGCCAAAACTATATTGATAAGGATTGTTATATAATGCCATCTTATGCACCGCCTTTCTGATTATATTTTTGCATAGATGTATCAATCTAAAAAGTTCAAAAAAGTATCGAAAAAGTATTGACATACCACCAAATTGGTGGTATTATATAGTCATCAAAGGAACGGAGGAAAGTAAAATGAAGAAATACAACTTATCAAACATTATGAAAAGAGCATGGGAACTGGTTAAGAAATCTGCAATGACAATTTCCTCTGGTCTTAAGAAAGCATGGGAGGAGGCAAAGCATATAGAAGAGACTATTGAAGAAAAACTCATTCGTCTCGGTTTTAAAGTTTGGGAAAAAGACGTAAAGCGTCGCATTTACATTGATTATGTAAAGTATCTCGACGTTGTAGAATCTGATACAAATGCAGCTTTTTGTTTTACCGTAAACGGGATTTGTGTTGATAATTGGAACCGTTTTAAAAGAAAATATATTATGCAGAACATTTTGACCGGGTACTGCAAATTATATTATGATCTTGTTGAAAACAAATGGGGCATGAAAACCGCTCCTTATGCTGAAAAAATCCTTACAACAGTAATTGATAAAATTATGGTTGCATAAAAAGAATGGAGGAATGCAAAATGGAAAAATACAACTTATCAAATATTATGAATATTGTTTGCAAAAGTTCCGGTCCAGTATATCATCAGATCTTTGTTCTGACTATTGCCGGAAAAAGCAATTGCAGATCAATCAATGTGAGGCAGATCTTCGCCGCGGATACAGGAGAAATCTAAAGAAATATCTTGACGAGCGAGAAAAATATAAGGCCAGTCAAAGAAAGGATTGTATATGACAATTAAAGAATTGCGAAATTTTACTGGATTAAGCCAACGGGCTTTTTCCGATAAATACAAAATTCCTAAAAGAACAATTGAAAACTGGGAATCCGGAAAAAGCAAATGTCCGGATTATGTGAGACAGCTGTTAGAGCGAGCTGTCTTGGAAGATTCAAAATAAAGCTGCTGAAAACTTACAAGTCAAGGAGGAAAACAGCATGAAATTAAATACATTATCCTACGTGTTAGGAAATAACGACACAATTGAAACTGGCAAGACCTATTATTTCGGCCAACTCTGGGACGGAAACGGGGACGGCGAAGAATTATTAGAATCCGGGGCGATTGCAGTATATCAGGACGACGAGGAATTTATTGTTGACTTCGAGATTCTGGAATCTGCGGAGGATATTTTGCAGACCCGGGTTAAGGTTATTGGGATTGATTAACAGGAGGAAAAAAGAAATGAAGAAAACAATTGATTTATTGAATGAAGTTGTAGCAATGGGATTCGGCAGAGAGCAGGCGCTTACAGACATCGACGCAAGTCTCGACTCAGAACTTGAAGAAAGACAGCCACTGATGGATGAAGAAATACCAGAAAGTCTGTACAATAATATTCTTGAAGGATTCCGAGCAGACAAGGAAATGAACGCATGAAAGCAGTAATGATACAAGGGCATATGGATACCGCCCGGTTTTCAATACCGGGATGGAATGGCAAGCGGGGCGAAACATACCCACTTCCGCCTTTTTCTACAATTGCCGGGATGGTCCATTTTCTTTGCAGGTGGGACAGTTGGCATGATATGAAGATATCCGTATCCGGCAATGGAGTCATGAACAAGCCGGAAATTTGCATGAGGTGGCGCGGCGGTGCTGTTGCAGGGTCAGAAACAGAAGAATTTAAGCAGCGGTTCCCAGTCCGGGTGAAATCTGGGGATTCGTTTGTAGGATGGGTTAATACACTAATTTATGAAGCGTTTGCCTCTGATCTGGACCTGCGGCTGCATATTATGCCGGATAACCAGGAAGAAGTTGACGTAATTTACAGGAAAATCTTAAATCCCCGGACATTCCCAAGTCTGGGACGGCATGAGGACTTGATAAGAATTGACGACGTGCAGGTTGTCGATATTCTGCCGGCACAGGAAATGGCGCTTGATATGTGCGCGTATGCACCGTCTACAATTAAGGTACCCGGAACTGTTTACACAATTCACAAGGACTACGTGATCAAAAATGGAAAACGAAGATTTAATGACATTCCGGTGAAATATTTAGACCGAGGAATGAAAGTATTTGCAGATTGTGATAATTTAAACAATCCTTGCTTTTTCCTTTGATTTGTGTTATTATTCAGATAACAGTTACGAATGTAACTGAATGTAAAATCAAACTGGTAATGAATTATTTTTAATAGTTCCATAGTGGAAAGACGCAAAATAAGCCCCTGAGAGATAATCCCGGGGCTTTTATTGTCGTCTTAACACACTTTGATTATTTTATTGTTTACCCGGCGGCTTAACCGTTTCGCCGTGGATATACTCACATTCATCTGTTCAGCACAGTATTCGAGAGTGTGTTCCTTGCATCTCAGCCGGAACAATCTTTCTTCATCCGGTGTAAAATTGCACTCTGTCAAGAACCTGTCTATATCTTTCTTTGTGAACACATATAATTTCATGAGCATACCCCTTACTAATGCTAACGTTGATTCTGCGCAAGATAATTTGTAAGTTTCTGTTTTGTTTTTTTTAATTCCTCGACGTTATTCCCACTGATCTGACTGTCCAACATGGTTGATAACACTTCCAGGATTAATGAATCTCGCTCTGCGATTCTCCGAAGACTTTCATAATCTCGCCTATCATGTTCTTCCAGTGTCTCTACCCGCTTATTAAGTCGGAATGCCGGAGCAATCCACTTAAAGATTACAGCTGCCGCCCCTCCGACAATGGACACCCCTCCGCAGATAGAGAGGAAAATCTGTACAAATTCTGATATGCTCATTTAGCTACTCCTTTTCCCAGTAATATACCGGGACTTCATTTCCACTATCCCATGTATCGAAATATTTGCCATCTTGTACCGTCACTACATGACCATCTATGCAGAGAATATATGTGCCTGTCGGATGGTCTGTGCAAAAGTCATTGACTGTATAGATATATCGTTCTGACTGTTCTATCAGCTTACGTCTGTATCCATGTTTATAGAGATACGCTCCCCAGACATAATTTGCACTCGGCATATCTGACAGAGCACACGCCTGTATCATTAGTCCGGTGAATACCGTTTCCCAATCGAAGCCGGTTGCTTTGCATATTGCCCGGACAACGCAATCTCCGGTTCTCTTACCCTTAACAGGATTAGGATTAAAATACTCCCATCTGTCCATCAGTCAATCCCCTTTGCTGTTTTATATCTCTTCGCCGCTCCTCTAGCTTTTGCGGCATTCTGACGGTTCCACTTAGCGATCATAAGTCGGTCTTGCAGTTCCCTCAGGCCGTTCTGCTTGCAGTAATCTTTGTATGCAGCATTTTGCTTCTGTAAAAGAAAAGACTTCCGGTCAAGGTCTTGTTGTAATGCGAATTTTACCTGTTCGTCCTTACAGTTATCAACCGCCGCTTGCATTCCAAGAACTTCTCTCTTTGTCTTGCGGATTCTTCGCTCATAAGTACGTTGTCTCTGTTCCTTTTCGTACTGCTTGCCTTTATTGGCTTTATCCTGTGCTGATAATTCTGCGTAGGGATTGAATTTTCCATCACTGGCCCCGAAGCTATGCCGGCAATTGACGCCTGACAGTCCGCTTGCCGTTCCATATCCGGTCAATGAGAAAGGCGGAAATTTCTTACTCTTGCCAGAACGAGAGTATATCTTGCCTTGCCACCATGAGTGGTTTCCGGGATTCTCACCGCCATCACCTGTTCTGGCTCCCATGTGAGCGCTGACCAGAACTAAATCCCAGTCCATTTCTTCCATGCGTTTGAGGGATATATCCCCCGTAGCCTGTGCCACACCAGTTCTGACAGAACGTGCGACTGCTGTTTCAATCGTGTCTTTTCTGCCAGATGGATATGTGACGGTAACACCATCACTCACAACGTTATTAACCGCTTCTTTGATGGCTTGCGTATACCCAACTGCCCCAGTCATTACATGATTATACGCAAGGTCGCATTGCTCAATATAGAGTCTTTGAGCGGCACTTGCGGTTGTTCGTGTGAAATTCTTCCATTCACCCATAGTCGCAAGCATATTCCGCTCCATGAGTCTTATCATAGCCGGTGACTGTTCGAGCGGTACAGGGCTTAATCCTGCCGCCTTGTATACTTTGTCATCATAGTTCATTGCAGTAATCCCGGCATCTTCAAACGCTTCAAGGAGTTCCTGTTGTTCGCGTTTGGTGTATTTTGATAGTTCTGCCAGAATGTCCTCTAGCAGTTCACCGGATTCCTGTAGCGTTCTGATTCGCCACGCATCGGCATTGGTCAGAATATAATCCTCACCTCTGCCAATTCTTGCCATCATTCTCGACACGATCTCAGAGATGATATACTGATGCAGTTCTTCTGCTATCTGTTCACTGCCCTCTGTTATCCGGCGTAAATATTCTGGACTAAGTATAGTATATCACCTCTTTCGTCAAAAGTCGTGGTACATGTTTTGGTTTTTACTGGTTAACTAAAGTCCTCTTTAGCTAATCATGAAATATTTCATGATTTCCCTCGCATTATATTTTGCGATTTTTTTAGCACCACTTTCGTTTGTGTGAATACCGTCTAATAAATCCGTTTGAATCGGTGCAACACCAGATTGGTCAGGATGGTCATAATCAATTGTTGTTTGGCTTTCGTAGATGTTTCTGATTCCACACCTGCGTGTATCAATCGTTTCTGCGCCACACCTATCGGCAACAAAATTGATAAAATCACCTTTCTGATAAATGCTATCAAAAGTTTCATAACATTCTTGTGTTGGTGTACACATAAATATCACGGCATTTGGATACGCTTCATGCAACTTTTGAAAACCATATCGAATAGCACCTGCCAATGTCTGACGATTTACGTTATCAATAGGCACAACAGTAAAGTTGTTTTGAGTATAATTCGTGATAAACTGGTTTTCTACGCTTTCTTTTGTCTGCACAGAGAAATCAACAGAATCATTTGTTCCAAATGAGAATGTAATCACATCAAAGTCCTGATAATCTGCATCACCGTTTGCTTTTGCATTTAACACTTTCTGCACTTGATTACCCATTACATTGCCATTCGTAGATGGTTGTGGATTTCCGTCATACACCTGATTAGCAACTTTATCCTGCCATGTAGAGCCTGCAACAGATACGTTCACAACCTTGTCTGCTAAAAGATACTGTTTAATCCAGTATGTCCATCCGTTTACACCTCCCATAGCGGTAATACTATCGCCAAGTGTAAGAATCCTTAATCCTTTCCACTTTGGAAGAATCGAACTTGGCAATGCAGATTCATTTACTGTAACATAAAGCTCTCCATATGGAGTAAATTTAGTAATTCCATGTTGCTCGATTTTCAAAGTGTTAAGAGTATCTCCAAGACCTTCATTTTTAGAGAATCTTAAATAGTACGCACCATCGGGAACTGTTAATACGGTAGGCTCATTATTTATTCCAGATAGATATTCTTTATTCTTATCAAAATATGCTCCGGTACTTGCTGCGCCGATAGGGAGTTCGTTGCTACTGAAATAAAGAACCATTCCTGGTTTTACTGGTATATAATCACTTGAATCCCAACCAGAAAAATTCGAATCAAAATATCCATTTTCTGTAAGAACAGCACCTTTAGTAACGGTATCTTTATTAAAAAGATTCGTATGGTCTTCCTGTATTTTTGTTACTTCGGTTCTGATTTTGGTCACGTCAACTTTTATATTAGTAACATCTTCCTTTATGTTATCCACTTCGGCTTTGACTTTAAGCTCACCATATGGAACATATGTGGTTCTTGAGCCTTTTTCAATCTGCAACTTTTCTTTTTTCGAGTCGAAAGAAAATCTTGCATATCCATCAGACGTGACTGCTATATTATCATTATCATTAGGGTTGCCAAAGGAATCTACACGATTTTTGTTATTATCATAAAAAGCACCTGTGGCATAAGTGGTTGGTTCATTATTTGAGCTAAAATACAGAACTTCTCCTTTAGATACGGGAATATAGTCTGTAGTTTCCCATCCGCTAAATCCATTCATTTCGCTGCCATCACCGGAACTGATAGCCACATTTTCTTTTGACACTGCCGGATTAAAAAGATTAGGGGAAATGATGTTACTTATATCTTCCTTTAGCGAACTAGTTTCCTCTTTCAGTGAAGCAATGTCCGTCTTGTTCTGCTCAATCTGCTGTGCCTGTTCTGTCGTGGCTCCGGGCTTGACCGGATTCTTTTCAAGGTACTCATTTACTGCATTCTTGATTTCTTCCGGCGAAATCTCACCGCCAATTCCTTTTAAACATAATTCGTATAAATATTTCTCTTTTCTCGTGATTGGCTTCGGGAGCTCGCCCGTATAATCGCCTGTCAGATATGCGAGATATTTTTCTTCCCTTGTTACTGGTTTATCTGCCATCTTTTTACTCCTCTCCGAATAGTTTTGGCTCATCTGGCTGAGCTTCTTCGACCATTGCTACCGCCTCGTCTTTCGTCATTCCCTCGAATTTTACGAAATACAACCATGCCGGAACCTTTCCAGTAGTCACATACTGCCACCATCTTGCACGATCGTTTTCCCTGACATAGAGAATGTCTCCGAAATCATAATTGACTTCATAAGCTCCGACAGGTGCAAGCCCGTACAGGTCAGCGTAAACATTCAGTGCGTAGATTACTTCATCCAGACAGGATTCCAGTTTGTCTCGAACATCTTTAATGAACTGTACTGTCCTCTGCTGTTCTGCTTCTACCCCCGTAGCCGTCTGAATACCGCTAGATTCATTGAAAACAAAGTACCCGTTAGAGAATCCAATCTTGTACCCTAACTGGCTTAAAATGGCATTTATACCGCTTATACGGGTATCTGTGTTGAGTTGCGGATTGATTTCTTGGTAAAACTCTTTCTCGTCCTGTCCGAATACATTCTTAACAAAGTGCGGTAACCTCATCTCATTCCGTCTGTTTTCCATACCCTGTGGCGACATGGCTGACACAGGTGCACCGCTTGGCATCAGCAGTCTATCATCTGCCAGAACAATCTTCTGCGAATCAAAAATCTCTCCGGCGTTTCTGCTGTATGCAATGTCAAGGTCTTTTAACTCTTCGATGGCTTCTGCAAATATCGGTAAGCCAAGTGGTGTACTGATATCTACATTGTTCGCCTGCGGTGTCCGCAGCACTCCATACAGAGGTCCGTCCAGCTTCTCCCCGTTCGCCTTGAGTATTGGTGGCGTGTCTGCCATAAGGTCAGCCCATTTGGTCTGTTTAAGGTCAATCTTATCACCGATTGACTGAGGAGATTTTGATACATAGGCTCTATTGGAAACGTAGTACGGATAGGTTGTCGTACCATCCACGGTGGTCTCAACAAATCTATGATATTCAAGCCGCGTGTAGTATTTCCGTCCAACCGTATAAGAATCCTTAAATATAATCCCTTTGATCTCCTGATTGTCATAATCCACAATCATCACATCTGCCGGTGTAAATACATCAAGTCCTTCTCCATTTGGCTTAATGAATACCGTTCCATAAGCACAGCTATATTCCACCCAGTGACGTATTTGGAAATATACCTTGTCAATCTGTTCCTGAAGCCATGTAGCTCTTGCAGAACCGTCTATCTGAATGCCGATCGCCAGCGTTGCGAGCCGGGCTGTCTCTGAGCAGACAGATTTAGCAAAATTGATCGTCTTGATATTGTTCTTATCATCTAACCATTCCGGTACACCCCTATAGATGTTCGCGCACCGGTTAATCAACGATTCCATTTCCGGGAATTCTGCTGCCTGGATATTAAAATCCTCTTCAGCTTGTTTTTTGAATATCATGTTAAACCACCTTTTTAGTGTTGTTATAAGTCCCATTTAGTCACCTTTTTTACAGTCAAATCCTTATCAATGCCTAACGGATCTCCTGCAAAGTTCCATAGCTGGATTTCTTTACAGACAGCTCCGCACTTACAACACTGAACATATTCGCTCCACACCTGGTCTACGTGCATTTTATCATTGATTAGTTTATCCTCTAATGGCTCTTCGGATATCGGAACAATTATCACGCTTCCGCACTTACCGCATTCCATGATGCGTGCGCAGCCTTTTCCATATCTGATAAATCTGTATGCTATTTTTACTCTATCAAAGAGCTTATTATCTCTCATTACGCACTGTACCCCCTTCTGTTAAACAACGGTTCATAAGCATATCTAAGTGCCGAGATTGCATGATCGTTTCCGTCAGGATAACCACTTATTACATTTCCCTCTTTGTCCCGATCGTACTCATATTCTGTGATTTCTTTATATGCGTTCGGTGTTCGCTTCGGGTCAATGACTATGGTCTTTGTTTGCAAGAATTTAAAACCATACTCGATACTTCCCGGCCCTTTGATTGCTCCTCTAGCAGGAAGTCCGGCGTCCCGGAAGTCGTTCACAGATTTAGGCTCCGCAGAATCGCATATCATTGTGTAATCATCATAGCCTTTTTTCTTGATCCAATCAGCGGTCTTGGAGTTGCTCCATTTATTTACATATAGCTCGTCAATTAGATATATCTTCTCTCTGGCAGAATCGTAATAAGTTCGGAGATAGCAGAAGGCATCCGGGTACCATCCATAATCTACGCCAGGGAAAATACGGTCCATGCGGCTGATTTCTTCATCTGTAATATCTCTAATCTCCAGATATTCAAATACATTTCCACCGTCGCCATTTGGGACACCTAGGTACTCATGCTCATAGGCTTCTGGGTTGATTTCTTTCAGATGTGCTGCATCGTCAATAAACTTCTGTCCGAGCCACTCCGCCGGGGCTTCCAGATAACTCGAATGATGAATAACTCTTTTCGGGTTAGGTATGAGCTTAATCCTGTTTACCCAGTTTGATTTTGATTTTGGTGGGTTATATGATGAAAAATCATAGGACTCATCGCCACCACGAAGCACTGACTGATTAACAGAACGTTCCTGGGCATCTCCCTTCATTTGATCTTTTTCCTCTTTCCAGAGGATTCCAATGTAGCCAAACTCCGGCTTAATGGATTTCAGTTTGGTTTCATCGTCCAGACCACGGAAGTATATTGTCTGTCCCGTCTTAATATACCTGATCTCAAGTGGCGACACCTTACATTCAAATTCTTCCATCAGTCCCAGTTCGTTGATAGCCCATTTCATGTTAGCATATACAGAATCTTTCAGAGTACCGGCCACCTGTCTTGTAATGCAGGCGTGCATCTGAGGATTATTCTTGATAAGCTCAACAATCTTAAAAGCTACGAATGAAGATTTTAGACCACCTCGACCACCCTCGAATACATATTCGATATTAGGCTTGATTTGCCGGTTAATATCCACGAATGCCTTGCCAAGTACTCTGGCAGGAAGTTCATATTTGCTTTCGTCTGATTTTGATACAGCTACCAACTGCTCCCATTTGTCTACTGCCTGCATATTTCCTTTGATAGCTTTATCATATACAGCGGCTACAATGCAGGCGTTATTATTTGCGTCCTCATCAGATATTCCCATATTTGTGAGTTTCTTCTTTGCAGCAGTCGGAGCAGGGTTCTCAGCTATCATTTTTGCTAATTCAGAAAGGGTTTTCTTTTGACGACGTACTTCTCCCGACTTAATACCGCCTTTTTTTGTTATTTCTCGGAGTTCGCTCGGAGTTCGTTCAGAATTCGGTATTAAATTTTTCTCATTTGCCATCCTATCAACATCCAATCATATCCTTTCTGAATTCAAAAAAATCCCCAGTATAGCAGTTATATACAAATATAATACCACACTGGGGAGATTTAGCTCTCTACCACTTTTATAAATTTTTAAGTTTTTTAAAGTCTGCCAATCAGCTTAGCTAAATGATAATATTCCGCCATGACCTTACGTTTGTAGCCATAGAAGTCGTTCTCCGTTGCAGGAACCGTCCTAATCTTCTCCATTGTCCGATAGCCGATGCTGTTGACGATGCTATCATAGATTTGCGATTCAATGCCGGGTGCATATTTGATAGATACCTGTAACAGATTGTATTTATCGCTTTCACTAAGATTCCGCAAGTGACTTTGTAATGTCGGTACATCATCCGGCGGTACTCCGTAGTCAATCAGTGTTGCCTTTCTCAGCTTCATTTATTTCACCTTCTTCATTCAAGTTCCAGTCACATGGCATGCCTCGAAAACATTCTGGACAGTGTTCGTAGAATCCGCAGCCTTTGCAATCCGCTGGCTGTCCAGTACAATATTGCTGTAGTACG